TGCTACGTCCTGTATGCAGTAGTCAATCATCTCCTGTGACAGACAAGAGAAGTCAGTGTGGTCACCTTTGGGAAAGCCTAATTCATTCCCCCAGTTCCTCAAAGAGTGACCACCTGACTTGCTTGGGTCAAAAAGACGTGAAAGTACCAAAGTATCGACTATGCGCTCAGAGGCTATAGAAAGCCCCCAGAGACGTTTTAGGACAGGGATATCGTACCCTATCAGGTTATGTCCAACGACGCTCACAGAGCCTCTCAGAGCCTCACAGAGGGTGTCTGGAGTGGTGTGTACGGTATCAACACCGTTTTCCCGTGTAACAACACACCAAATGGTCGTAGGGTCTAAACCGTCAGCTTCTAAATCTAAATAAATCAGAAGTCCGCTCCTATTTGTGGGTTAGCAACTTCAGTAAGTCTACCCGTACCTCTATCGTACTTCAACCAGCAGGCAGGCCCTGTTTCACCAGTATAACGATTCTTTAGGACACGCACTGTTGTGATGTTCCTGATTTCTTCGTTGTCATGCTGCTGGTCACGCTCCATGCCTATAACTATATCAGATAATTGTGCAATTGCCTGTGACCCTCTCAGTTCCCCCAGAGATATCTGTGCGCCGTCCTCGTGTGCTTTGCCTTGTGACCTACGTAAGTGTGACACGAGGAATAAACTTATGCCTGTTTCAGCTACCAGTGTACGTAGCTTGGTCATTATTTCGTCAATGGCCTTTCGTTCGTCTCCTGACTCTTGGGAAGAAACGACGATGGACAAGTGATCCAGTACGACATACCTGCAGTCCAAGGCCTTTGCCATGTAGCGAACACGGGAGAGGAGGTTATCTGCTGAAGTCGATCCCCAATGGTCGAATAGGTAGTAACGTCCTGTTCCCAGTGTGGCTTCCCAGTAGGGCCGAAGCTGGTCCACTGGCGTGTCCTCTTCCAAGTGAAGGGGCCTGTTCGCCGCCACCGACATGATACCAAGACTTGTTCGGGCCACGTCTTCTTCGAGGGCCAACACCCCAATATTTCCTTCGCATCGCTGTAACAAGTCATGCTCAATTTCTCTGATGAACTGTGACTTGCCCATACCACTACCGCTGGTGATCGTAACGAGTTCATACGGCCTATGCCCCCTAGTTATATCATTAAGGCCTTCCCATGGATACGGGATTGATTTTACCTGTCGTTTCTCTACCAAGGCTTCCCATGTGTCAGCCCCGGCAACAATACCGTCAGGTCGGTACACCTTGGCATTCCACCATGCTTGAGTAAAGTCCTTGACCCTGTTTGCCATAAGCATGTCACTGGCGTCCTTCAAGGGCAGTTTACATATCTTAAGCTTGTTAGGACTGAAGAGGTCCTTGACCTGTTCCAGAGCAGCGTCCCCAGCTTTGTCATTGTCAAAGCAAAGGACTACGTTGTCGTACTCCTCCAGCCACTCCAGCTGTTCCTTGATCTCTTTACCAGCGTTACTAGCGCCTGACCGTAGGGACACTACGTCGTACTGCTTATTAAACATCTCGTACACAGCCAAAGCGTCCAGTTCACCTTCCGTAATGGTTATGAACTTACCACCAGTGCAATTCTGTTGTCCAAAGAACCCCGCACCTGTGCTGTTACCTGTTGTGTAAAAACCTTTTGTTTTAACCTCACGCACCTTTGCAGCACAGATCTCGTTAGTGTCTACGTGGTAGTAAGGGTAATAATGTTTGATGATGTCCCCTGTACCAGAGTACTCAACGGTTACACCGTACTTGGAACAGGTTTCTTGGGATATACGGCGGTTGGGTATTGAGGCCACCACCCCAGCCATATTAAGGGGTTTTGCCTTTGGCAGTGTTTCAATAGACACAGAACCGTCACCTCGTGTGCGATAATCACAGGCTGCATTAAAGCAGTGCGTTGAGCCGTCGTCGTAAATAGCAAGGGCATCCGAAGAACCACACTTCGGACACCCTTCATGTCTAAGGAATTTAGCCATTAAAAGTCAGCAGATTCTGACTCTAACATCTCAGCTTCCTCAAGCACCTTAACGGCCTCAAGGTAAGTAGCAACCCCGTGTACCGGGTGGGCATTACCTAACTTGAACTTCAGGCGCACCTTCGAGTTATAAGGTACTTCCCCGTTGTAAGGATTACCCTCTGAATCAAACAACTTGATGTCGTACTTGGACTTGAACTTACGCTGCTTGTTACCTTGGTAGTCCTTGATCTTGACACCCTGTGCGGACAATGTTGTTGCGTCGTCCTCTGACATTGTGATTGTCATAGAGTAGGCACCAGTGTCCTGACCGTTGAACACGTCATGTTTAGTGACGTTACTAAAATTAACAATACCTTCAATTACATTCATGGAATAGTCTCCGTTAGCTTCTTATGGTGCGTTATTGCAACCATACGTACAGTATACCACAGTTCAGTCAAAGGACAAAACAAAGTTGCCCTCCTTTGGTATGTTAGGGTCATTTTCCTTGTATTCATAGGAGAAAAAGGAAATCCTTACTGCATTAATTGTGCATTGCTCCTCAAATGATTGATACATTACCTGTTGCTTAAGATAACACTCAGGCATTCGCTGTAGTACCTCTAATAGTTGTTGATACGTCATTTTCACCCTCCAATGATTAATGATTACAACTCTGTTGCTACTGGTGTTGGGTCACTGCCCAACTCTAGGATCAAGTCCAAGGTGGACTTAGTCATAGACATACGCCCATCGACTTCTATTTTGAGGTCAAAGGGCTGTTTTAGTACAAAGGGTATACCACCCCAAGGGTCACACTCCATGATCTCCTTGGCCTTTTGACGGGCCTGTGTGTACCCAAGGCAATAGATGGAGTAGTCACCACCGTCCACCAAGTAAATGCTTTTTTCGTCTATCGACATACTTAAGTTACTCCTAAGTTGACTAATGTAGTTAACTATTATGGTTAACTACTATGGTTAATTACTTTAGTTTACTTCTTAAGTTACTACTTTAGTAGAGGGTATCAGAATCATCATCATTTGTCAATAACCCATATAGGTTATCTATTTCCTCTTCTATCTCTACTCCCGCGTAAGTAACAGAAGGATTTAGACAATAGCGACAAAGATCAATAAATTCACCACGGGAATCCTTCTTAGTTAGTTCAAATGTTTCTAGAATTCTATTACAGGCCTTACATCTCACAGATTTTCTCTCCAGTTAGGACCATAGATTTCTAGAAAATTCTCTTCGATCTCTTGAAAGTCCATTGTTCTTATTTTTTGTTTTACTTTCAGTCTAAACATCTCTACTTCGTACTCCTCTATCATAGAGGTCATGTAAAGGAACTCATTAAGCTCCTCTGCAGTAAAGATTGATTGAGGGTCTGGTGGCAGCAGCTGTTCAACCATAGTAGTCCCCTTTAAGTTTATTTATCACTTTATCAATGACTACCTGTTCAGCTTTCTTCCATTCCTCTAGGTCATCAACTTCGGATTCATCATAGAGGCCTTTACCTTCCATGTAGTCTTGATAATCATCGTGCCATAGTTCCCAACTTTCTCTAGTCACTAGTCAATCTCCTCTTCCAAATCGTCATAACAGTAAATACACATCCAGTCATCATAGGTTTCAATAAAGAATACTTCGTTTTCATTCCTATAATGTTCTTTACACTCACAGCAGACAAATACAGTAGACATTGTTACACCTCCTTAGCGCCTACGTACCTTTGAAGATTACCATATACCCTGATCTTTTTCAATGCGGACCTTTCGATCCGTCTTACTTCTTCCCTTGTTAAACCTAAGGTAGTCGCTATTTGGTCATAGGACATATGGTAGTCACCATACATGGTTCTTTTCTTTTTTAGTCGCATAGGTCAATTCCTTTTGTTTTAGCTAAATTTTTTAATCTAGTAGTTAATTCATCATTACAAACCAACATATCATCAATTTCCAAAAATTTATCCATATTATGAATACCCTCTGTTTCGTATTCTTTCGTGCATAATTTAATGTAGGACATGTCGTGGTCAAGTAATTCCAATAAGTACTCTATTTCAACAGCACCATCTAAGTACAACTTCATTAGTCAAGTACCCCCATTTGACGTGCAAATTCAACACGGTCGTTAAAGTCTTGTAAGGCCTCATCGTGTTCATTATGGATCAATAAATTACCCATAATATTACCGTCCTGACGCCATACAAGGTAAGCATTGTTGATACCGGAAAAACCACAGTAAACCGTGGTTTTCCCTTTGTTCATTGTACGATGGCAGTAATAGTCTACGTTAGATTTCATAAATCACTCTCCAAAATTTTCATTTAAGGTATTCCAGATACCTTCTGAATAGTCACTGCAGGAATAGTCACTAATAACCACCATGGGGTCATGGTCTGAACCATTGTTGTAAATTAGGTAAAACCAACCCATGTAGTTACCGTCCTTATCCTTAACTTGAAATTCGTCCTCATCGCCTAAGGCCATGTTGCTTAGGATTTCCTGAGGGTCCTGAGAATCTTCAATTTCATATTCATATTCCCCGGCAATGTTAACGCTGACAGTATTACCGGGGTCCACTAGTGCAAGGTTAACCAGTGCTTGTAACACTGGTCTTTCAGCTGCAGTTGCTCCCTGTGGTTCATTAATCATTTCACTAACTCCTCTATGCGTGACTGTGGCACTGCCTCAATGTCCTCAGCGTTATTAGCTCTTAACCACTGGTTAATATGTTTGCTAGTAGTTACTGAGAATTTTTGACTAGTGCGTAGGAAACGACCACTAGGTAACCTAGCGGCCACGGGTGTCTGGTAACTAAACAGAATGTCCATAGGGCCATTCCATAGGTCAAAAGTTACCTGTGTTTTATTACTACCGATGGGTGTTAACTTCATAATTGCTTTCCTCCAATTGATACAGCAAAGGCCCCAGTATTACCTAGGGCCTTCCCTTTATCAACTGTGCGTATAACCATCGGGTTCAATAGCTAAGTACATATTGCACCATTTAACAACAATGGCCGGGTCACAGAACATGGGCATAGCACTGCGCCTAAATTGCAGATAAGTCATGCCCTGATCCGCTATTTGCCATTTCCGGAGTAAAGCTTCCTGCTGGTTTTTGGTGATTTTGGTTACTCGTGTTCTCATGTTAATAGTCCTCATAGTCCCAATAGTCCCGGTTTTGATCCCGGAGTGTTTGAAAGTAGGCCTTATCCTGTAAGACCTCAACCCATAAATTAAGGGCCTCCGGGAATTGCTCCCGTAGCCCTTGCAGTTCATTGTATGCGTCCTCAGCGTCAAACCAAGTGCGCGAAGAGGGCCTAAATTCAGACCCACATTCGTCTGTACCCATAACGATATAAGACATTAATAATTTCTCCCCCATTCCTCGTGAACGATGTAATCGTCATTATCAGCCCCTGAATACTTAGGGACCACTGTGACGAACTGTAGGAACGAACACCCACAACAATCGTGAGAACACCCGCAACGAAAATCATGGTGGTCCCTGCGCCATTCCTTAAGCCAGTCTTTAATTGACTCAAAGGACGCATTACACCCGAACAATTCATAGTAAAAGCCGAAAGAGGACATATCGTCCTCATAGTCAGCTCGTGAATAGACCCGGCACCCGAATTCGGATGCCAGTTCGTTAGATAGTCTTGACTCTCGCATTAGTCCTCCTGTAGGCCCCTGAGGGCCTCAGTCACAGTTGATAGGTTGAACTCTGCACCATCCGGAGTCTTCTGACCGTCCATCTTAAAGAACCACAGGAAGGTCCCTGCGGCCTCAGCTGGGTCCGGGTGTGCCTCTAGGATTTCCATACACTGCTCGTACCACCATTCGTCATTAGATAGCCATAGGGCCACGTTCCAGTGGTCCCATGACTTATAGCCGTTATAGCCTTCGGTTTTGATCTTAATTACGGTCCCCATGGTTAGATTCCTCTTGCTGTCAGTGGCATGTCAGTGTCCCAGAACACTAGGCGGCTACCCTTAGCAAATACTTGCTTATTGATATCGTCCCAGCTGTCTAGGTCATAGGTGCGATAGGACCTGTCATAAGGCCCCCGCAGATAAGTAGTGCTAGTGGGTTGACCATTTCGCACTAGGTGAACGGTGCCACCAAAGGGCACCTCCCGAACTGTTGTTAGCTTAAGCATGTCTTATCCCCATTCCCGTGAAACACGGTCCGTGTGGTCAGACATTGCCACGCTGTACGGCATGTCATAGTGCCCGTGGTGAAAGTGTCCATTGCACCCGGCGTAATAGTGAGTGCTGTATGCCCTTTCCTCTGGGGCATGTAAGCGCTTTAGTGTGACCACTGCCGCGTCACGGGTTACTGATATGTCAGCCCGGACAATCTCACAGTGAAAGGGGAAGGCCTCAGCCCTCTGCTCTATTCTTTCCAACAATCGTAATGTGCTCATTTCGTTCTATCCTTATTCCATAATGTTCTATAGGTGCCGCCACTGGCGACAGCCCTTAAATACTAAATATTGGCGGTGTGGTCAATAGCTATATATAGAGGTGTCTGCTGTGGTCCATAGGCTACTACTTAGGCACACGCACATGTCCTCTCAGGTCTTCCCGGTTTTCCCCTGCTGTCTGCCCCGGTATTCCTCTGGGTTATATAAGTGTCCACTAACATAATAATCCACAGAAAACACATGAGTTATCCCCACCAGGGAACAGAGGAGCTCGGCAGCAACTCGAGTTATCCACAGGTAAAACGCTAGTTATCCACAGATTTATCCACCGGGGGGCCGGGATCGCCAGCCGTAAAAACTACAGTAGCCGCCCAAGCACAAAATAAGGCAAAATTAGAAAAATTAATTATAATTTAAAGTCATATAACCCTTTGATTACATTGCTAAAACTACTATTGTTGTGTTTATAGTTAAAATAGCTTGACTTTTGTGTAAACTTGTGTTATACTATTGTTGTATTTAGGGATAATTTATGTTATGACCGCTGAAATTAAAAAAAGAGGTCGTGGCAGACCCCGGAAGTCAGAAGTAGCCGCTGTAAAACCCGGAAACAAGGGTGTAGTAGGCCGACCCAAGGGTGATGCAGCGATAATTAATGAGTACAAGGCTAGGATGTTAGCTAGTCCTAAGTCTCGTAAGGTCCTAGAGACTATTTTTGATGCTGCTTTGGACAATGACCATAAGAATCAAGCTGCTGCTTGGAAACTTGTGATGGACCGTATACTACCAGTGGGTGCTTTTGAGAAGGACGTAATGAAAGATGCTGGGCGTAACGCTATACAAATTAATATCTCTGGTGTTTCTGCTGTTGACGTGGGCAGTCCTGAGATCATCGAAGGAGAAGTAGTAGATGAGTCTTAAGCACTTCACAAGAGAAGAGTTTGACTGTCAGGTCACTGGCACCAACAATATGGAACAAGAGTTCCTAGAAAAGTTAGACAATTTGCGGGGTGCATGTGGTTTCCCGTTTGAGGTGACGTCTGGTTACCGTCATCCAACTCAGCACCCTATTGAAAGAAAAAAGGAAGTGCCGGGAACACATGCCCAAGGGATCGCGGCTGACATAAAAATAACTAATGCCGCCCACCGCTACACCATTGTGGCTAATGCTTTGAACCTTGGTTTTACTGGTGTGGGCATTGCTGATACGTTTGTACACGTTGATACCCGTGGAACAACTCCGGTTATCTGGTTGTACTAATGGATCTTAATATAGAACTACTGCCGTGGCAGCAAGATGTATGGGCAGACAGTACTAGATTTAAAATAGTTGCAGCAGGACGACGTACTGGTAAGTCCAGATTAGCTGCTTGGATGTTAATTGTTAATGCACTACAGGCGGACAGAGGACATGTATTTTACGTCGCACCTACTCAGGGACAAGCCAGAGACATCATGTGGCAAACCCTTTTGGAACTGGGACATCCTGTTATTACTGGTAGTCACATTAATAATCTTCAAATCAAGCTGGTCAATGGAGCAACCATTAGCCTCAAAGGTGACGACCGTCCAGAAACAATGCGTGGTGTCAGCCTCAAGTTCCTAGTACTGGACGAATACGCGGATATGAAACCTGACGTATTTGAACAAATCTTGAGACCTGCACTTGCGGATCAAAAAGGTTCTGCGATGTTCATAGGAACACCTATGGGTCGCAACCATTTTTATGAGTTGTACAAATATGCGGAGTTAGACGATGATCCGACGTACAAAGCTTGGCACTTTACTTCTTATGACAATCCACTATTGGACCCGGACGAAATTGATATTGCTAAGAGGTCTATGTCTTCTTATGCGTTTCGCCAAGAATTTATGGCGTCGTTTGAAGCTCGTGGGTCAGAAATGTTTAAGGAAGACTGGGTACAGTTTAGTGAAGATAGGCCCGAAGTAGGAGATTATTACATTGCTGTTGACTTGGCAGGCTTTGAAGAAGTCAACAAAAAGAAAACTAAGAATTCCAAGCTTGACGACACAGCGATCGCCGTGGTTAAGGTCAATGAGCATGGTTGGTATGTTGACAATATTATATACGGTCGATGGTCACTTGACGAGACAGCACTTAAAATATTTCAGGCC